GCCTAGCGGATGCTGATCCTCACCTCACGCACCCCGTGGCGGCGGCGGCCGAGTGGGCTGGTCGAGATTGATCGGTCGAGCCAGCAGGCGAGGGGGCTCTATGCGGCGTGGCCGTGTACTGATCTTGGCGCGCCCACGGTCAGAGACGTAGGAGGACGACAGATCCACGGCACCTCCAATGCCGCAATGAGCCGTGGTGTCGATGGGATGGGCGCCTATCTCATCAACACGAATAACGCGGGCGAGGTGTCGCTCGGTTCTGTTGATCTGCCACTCGGCGGAAACTTCACGCTGTCGTGGTGGATGTACCCCATCTCCGCGTGGGATACCGAATTCAATCCGGTATTCGGCGCGGCAGGCTCGGGGCGGTTCTACATCTTCGCTGGAGCGACGGGCGGGAACACCTACATGGTGCGCGCCACCGTCTCGGCCTCCGAACACGTCTACGCAAGCGGGGCCGGGATCGTCGCACACGGGCAGTGGTACCACGTCGCCTACGTGCGCGCTGGCACGTCTGGAGCGAACAATCGGCTGTATGTGAACGGCGTCGAACAGGCGAACCTTGTCTCGCCGACATCCACGCCGACGACCGGCGCGACGACGTACTACATCGCCAGCAACCAGCCGGGATGGTCTGCGCGTGCGCGTTCACTGGATTGGCGCCTTTACACGAAAGCCTATTCAGCCGCTGAAGTCTGGTCCCTTTATGACCCTTCCACCCGCTGGAGCCTCTACCAGCCCCTCGTGCGGCGGGTGTATGTGGATCTGGGCGGGGGTGGCGGCGCCTTTAAGCCCGCGTGGGTTCGTCGCACATCTACCATGATCGGCACAGGACTGAGGTAAGCATGTATCCGAAGAACGCAGCGAGCCCGCCCCGTGTGTCCATTGGCCCCGTCGTGGCTATCGCCGATGGCGCCGTGCAAACCAGCGGCGTGAGCGTGAAGGTGCTGCCTGAAGGCGGCTCCGCGTCTGCTGGTGGCGGAACTATCGCCTACGAAGAAGGCATCGTGCATTACGTGCCCACGCAGGCCGAGACGAACTACACAGCCTTCGTGCTGATCGCCTATAAGGCGAGTTGCATCCCGGCGACGACAACGGTGGTCACGACGGCGGCCTCCACCGCAGGGCAGGTCGTCACCGCTAGCGGCACAGTCACGACGTTAACGAACCTCCCGGCCATCACGGCCAACTGGCTGACGGCGACTGGCATTGCAGCGGACGCCATCACGGCGGCGAAGGTCGCGTCCGACGTGACGACCGAGATCCAGTCCGGGCTGGCAACAGCAGCGGCGCTCACCGTCATTGATGACTTCCTCGACACGGAGGTCGCAGCGATCCTCGCGGCGGTGGATACCGAAGTCGCAGCCATCAAGGCCAAGACGGACTATCTGCCGAGTGCGACGGCTGGCGCGGCTGGAGGCGTCTTCATCGCTGGCAGCAACGCCGCAACGTCGATCACGACGGCGCTCACGGCGAACATCACGGGCAACCTCAGTGGCAGCGTGGGCAGCGTGACCGGGGCTGTGGGGAGTGTGGCCAGCGGGGGCATCACGGCGGCGAGTATCGCGACGAACGCGATTGACGCCGATGCGCTCGCGGCCGATGCGGTGACCGAGATCCAGTCTGGGTTGGCGACGGCGTCGGCCCTCTCCACAGTGGCTGGGTATCTCGACACGGAAGTCGCCGCCATCCTCGCCGACACGAACGAACTGCAAACGGACTGGGCCAACGGGGGACGGTTGGATCTCTTGCTCGACGGGGCGTCGAGTGCTGGCGACCCGTGGACGACCAGTCTCCCAGGCGCGTATGGGGCGGGCACCGCAGGAAAGATTCTTGGGGACAATCTGAATGCCCCTGTGGGCACCATTGACACGGTCGTCGACGCCATCAAGGTCAAGACGGACTATCTCCCCAGTGCCACGGCGGGTGCCTCCGGAGGCGTCTTCATTGCGGGGAGCAACGCGGCGACCTCCATCACGACGGCCCTGACGGCCAACATTACGGGCAATCTCAGTGGGAGTGTGGGCAGCGTCACGGGCGCGGTCGGGTCGGTGACCGGCGCCGTCGGCAGTGTGACCGGGGCGGTGGGGTCGGTGACCGGGAATGTCGGCGGATCCGTGGGGAGCCTCGCGGCGCAAGCGAAGACCGATGTCAACGCTGAAGTGGTCGATGCGCTGGCGACGGACACGTATGCGGAACTCGCTGGGCCGCCGGCGGCGACCTCGAGCCTCAAAGACAAGCTCGCCTGGCTCTTCGTCTTGGCGCGGAACAAGGTGACGCAAACGGCGACGACACAAGCCGTCAGAAACGACGCCGATGGGGCGAATGTGGCCACCTCCACGGTGAGCGACGATGGCACCACCTTCACGCGGGGGGAGTGGAGCTAAATGGATCTCGACACGCGTGAGAAGCGTGCGTCGGCGCTTGGGGTGGCACTGGCCTTCCGGCTGGCGCTGCCATTGCCCGACGGCACGGTCGACGCGACGGATCGTCCGCACCTGGCGGGCGCGTATATGGGGATTACGTCGAGCGCCCCCACGATTGACCCGTATCTCGTGGCGTATTGCACGGTGAGCACGCCCATCCTGACGACGCGTGTGCAATCCGCCTCGATGACGTGGGCCGTAGAGACAGCCTAGATGACGTGGATCATCGAAGGGGGGAACCAATGAGTGCCTTGGTGAGCACAAACGAACGGTCAACGGTGGTGGTCACCATTGCGTTCTTCGACGAGGATCAGGTCGCGACCACGCCATCAGCGGCGACCTATCGGCTCCATAACCGGAAGGACGGGCGTGTCATCCTGGCCCCGACAGCGATTGGGTCGCTCAGCACGACGAATGAACTGGTGATTACACCCGCGCAGAATGCGCTGGTGTCGCCAGGCGCGGCGGTCGAGGAGCATGTCTGCACCGTGATCTTCACCTATGGCTCAGGGCGACAAGGCACCGCAGAATGCGCCTGGTTGGTGAAGGGGCTGGCAGGAGTCGTATAGGTGGAACGCGCCTTCGTCTATAACGGGCAGGCCGTCTACACGCCGAGCGACAAGCAACTCGTGTTTCACGAGTGCCCCGCTCGCTACGTGTTGTACGGCGGCGCGGCCGGCGGCGGCAAGTCGCACGCCCTGCGGTGGCACGGGCATATGTGCTGCATGGGGGTGCCGAAGTTCCGGGTGCTACTGCTGCGGCGCAACATCCCTGACCTCAAGCGGACGCACTTAAAACTGGTGCCGATGGAGGCCGAACAACTCGGGGCGCACTACATGGCGTCCGAGATGACCATCAAATACCCGAACGGGAGTAGTTTCGAGTTTGGGCACTGCCAGGACGACCAGGCGGTCGCGATCTATCTGTCGGCCGAGTACGACCTGATCCTGTTCGACGAGTTGGTCACGTTCACCGAGTACCAGTACAAGATGGTCAGCAGTCGGTGCCGCACCATCATCCCTGGGGTACTGCCGCGTATTCTGGCGGGCACGAACCCTGGCGGGCCAGAATCCTACTGGGTGCGGCGCTACTGGATCGACCGCGATGTGGAACAGGACGAGGATCCCACCTACAACGCCGACGACTACGCGTATATCCCGGCGACACTCGACGACAACCCGCACATCAATCAGGAAGAATACGAGCGGATGTTGATGCGGCTCCCGCCTGACCTGGCGCGGGCGTATCGCCATGGCGACTGGGATGTCTACCAGGGGCAGTTCTTCCCTGAATTCCGGAAGTCGACGCACGTGCAGGAATTGCCGCCGCAACCCGCCCACATGCGCCGCTTCTGCGGGATGGACTGGGGCTATGCCTCTGAAGGGGTCGTGTTGTGGGGCGTGGTGCTGCCTGACGGCCAGTTGTACGTCGAGGATGAACTGGTCTTCAATGGCGCCCGCGCCAAGACGCTCCGCATTGCCTCAGAAGTGGCCGGCATGATCAAGGCACGTCGGGAGGCGCGTGGACTGACCTCCCAGGTGATCTACGCGGATCCCAGTATCTTCAAGCATTCTGGGCATACGGGCGAAACCATCGCAGAAACCTTTGCCAAGGGGGGCGTGGCCCTCGTGCCCGCCAATAATGACCGCGTGATGGGGTGGGCGAAGGTGCGCGCCTGGCTGCGGCCGATGCCGCCCCACCCGGATCTGCCGGCACGCCCCTGGATGCTGATCCACCCCCGGTGCGCGTTCCTGATTCGGACGATGCCGCAGTTGGTGATGGATGGCACGAATCCCGAGGACATGGATACGGACGGCCCGGATCACGCGGCGGATGCGCTCCGCTACATGATTGCGGGGCGCCCGGCGCCCACGCGTGAGGTGTTCGATCAGGAGTGTCCAGTCGGGTCTGTGGGCTGGTTGAAGAAGTCTGTCATGGGGCGCTCGACGCCTCCGCTGCTAGGAGCACGCAATGTCCGACGTAATGCTCGATTCTGATGTGCCCCAGGCGCTCCCAGCGGACGACGAGGGGCCGACGACCCACCTGCCGTTGTCGCAGGAGGACATCGGGAAGTGGAAGCGTCGGCTCGAGCAGTCCAAGCGGTTGCGAGAGCCGTTCATCGACGAATGGAAAGACGCGGTGCAGGCGTATCTCGGGAAACCGCTGACGAAGGATCCGACACGGGATACCGTCATCGTCCCGAAGGAGTTTGCGTTCCTCGAGCAGAAAAAGGCGCAGTTGGCGTTCCAGGTGCCAGAGGTGCAGTTGAAGCCCAAGCGTCCCGGCCTCGAGGGCGCCGTGTCAGTGTTCCAGTCGGCCCTGAACTACGAGATGGGCCCAGACGGGGCCAACGTCAAGGCGACCATTGATGAGTGCCTGTTCGACGTGCTGGCGTGTGGCATCGCGGCCGAGAAGATTGGCTACCAGGCGGTCGTGGGCACGCACGACGTGATGCAGCCACAACCGGTGCTCGACCCGCTCACGGGTGGGCCGATGCTGGATCCGATGACCCTGCAGCCCGCCATGCAGTCGGTGCCGGTGCAGATGCCGTATCTCGTGCATGAGGAGTACTTCCGCCGCCGGATCGCCCCGAACAAGGTGCTGTTGCCGGCGGAGTGGGAAGGGGAAGAATTTGACCGCTGCGCGTGGATTGCGATGCAGTTCGATAAGGACTACGAGCAGGCGAAGAAGGAATACGACCTCCCAGAGTCATTCAGCGGCAAGAAGCGGGACACGTTCGACACCCTGAGCGGCGAGAAGGAGACCCTGAGCGAGGACGCGGCGTCGGACAAGGTGGAGGGGGTCGAGATCTGGTATCGCGCCTCGTTCTTCGACCCGGAGGAACTGCACCCCGAGCGCATCCGCTGCTTGGTGCTGATCGAGGGGCACGATACCCCGGTCAAGCACATGGACTCTCCGTATCAACAGATGTCGCCCGAGGGGAAACTGATGGGGATGCTGGGCTATCCCATCAACCCCCTGACGTTGCGGGTCGTGTCTGGGTCGGCCTATCCCCCCTCGGACGTGATGATCTCGCGAGCGATCTCTGAGGAACTGGGCAAGGGCCGCTCGCAGATGATTCAGCAGCGGAACGACAGCCGCCCGGTGCGTGGGTTCGACAAGAACCGTATTGACCCCGACACTGCACAGAAACTGCAAGACGCGCAGTATGTTGGCAATGCCATGATCCCGATGGACGGCCCGTTTCAGGACGCCGTGTGGGAAGTGGCCCGGTCGACGTTCCCCCGGGAGAACTTCACCTTCGACCAGATCTGCAACCGGGACTACGAGGAAGTCTGGGCGTTGGGCGCGAACCAGCGTGGGATGAGTGAGGACACCCAGCGCACAGCGACGGAACTGAACATCATCCAAGGGGCGAGCAACGTGCGCCTGGATTCTGAACGGAGCCGGGTGCTGACGTGGTTCATCAAGGGCACGCGGAAGTTCGCGGCGCTGTTGCAGTTGTTTGCCGATGACACCAAGTACGTGGAGGTGCTCGGCGACCAGGCGGCGAAGCAACTGCAACCGTGGAACCGGCAGACGATTGCCGGCGAGTATGTGTTCGACGCGAAACCGGATTCGGCCCTGCGGATTGACGCGGCGGCCGAGCGACAGCAGATGTTGCAGTTGTATAACCTGCTGGCCAAGGATCCGAACGTCAGCCGCATCGAGATCCTGAAGCCCTTGCTGATGCGGTTCAACCTCGATCCGACGCGCATTGTGACGCCCCAGGTGCCGCAGGCGCCCCCAGAAAAGCCGAAGGTATCGATCAGCATCACGCCGGCCGAAGTCGGCCTCCCGCACGTCGTGGAGCTCCTGAAGCAGTTTGGGGTCAACGTGACGCCGCAGATGGCCCAGCAGGCGCAGGGGCAGGCCATGGTGCAACAGGTGGCGGGGCAGGCGAACCCTGCAGGCGGCCCGGCGCCCTCTCCCCCGCACGGGGGGGCACAGCCCACGGCAGACCCCCTGAGCAAGCACCAGATGCGGAATGACGGCGTGGACGCCCGGATGGGCGGGGGGCTGTAATGCCGCGCCACACGCAGCATTGCACCGTGTGCCCGTGGGAAGGCGACGTGGTGGTCGCCCCCTACGAGCATCCCCCGTGTCCTGTGTGCCAGGGCGCGACTGAGCGTCTCTGGAGTGGCCAGTCCACGTCGGTCGCGCCTGACGAGTGGCCTGGGGGGGTGACCTTTGAGAATCTCGGGGATACCCCAGTAACGCTGTATAGTAGGAGCGAGTTGAGGCGGGAATTGTCAGCACGTGGACTGGAGTCGTGCGTGAGGCACGTGCCGATCCCTGGGTCAGACAAGAGCCCGCATACAACGAACTGG